CTCCTCGTTTCATTAATGATGGCATATATTTTTTATGACGATTAACTAAATCAGCAGTCTGACCAACAGTGTATGCTCGTTCTCGGTTCTTTTTAAAATCATTAATTAAACAACTTTCAATTTGATCTTTTGTAATATTATAAACAGACATTATTCCATTTGATCTATTTAGATGATGAACTCTAACAAGGTCGCCATTTAAAAACCACACTTTTTTGTTTCCAGGTATTACAGAGGACTGATTGTAGCCTTCGCTCTCAATTTTTCCTTTTCTAGTAGCCACTGGCCCTCCCGTGATGCTGTTGGTGGATTTAAAAATCTTCTAGATCCACAGTACATACAAAAGACTTCAAGGTGGTCCGCCTTGCTGTACTGTCTATCAATAAACATTCTTCTACTGCATTTGTAGCATTTTAGCATTACTTAATTCGGTATTCCAATAATAATTAAATTTACATCTACGGACATGTCTCCAGTAGTACCAAATCTTACAATACCCTCAACTTTTGATGTTGTTACAGTTTTTAGAACAACAGAAACATTCTTACCAGCATCGGTACCGCCAACGTTAATTGGTGTTGCAGTTGCTATGGGAGCATACTTAAAATCTGTTGGAAAGTCATATGAAAATGCAACTTCTGTTCCTGCGCTTCTTGTAGAACTATTAACAACGTTAATGTATCCACCAATAATTCTTGCCTCTGATGCCTTTACGCTTTGTTTTCCAGTTCCTGGAGTGTCAACTGTTACATACTTGTATACTGCTGGTGAAATTTGAGACGAAAGATCGTTAATTGCGGTTGCTAATTGATAGATGTAAGAAACATCTAGCGGTTGTCCTCGTTCTGGTAGTGGTAGTTTTGCCATAGTTATACAATTATACCACTAACTGCTGTATCTAAAGACTCAAATAATGTTGCATGGGAGAATCTTTGCTTTGGAAAAGTTGGAACCTGAACTGCAACCTTTACATTAGTTGCACCATCTTTAATTATAGTAGCAAACATTGTTGAGTAAACTGTTGTAGCGTATTCCCAATTTCCAGAATCCCACTTTACATATACATCAAACTCTGATTTTGTATCTGGTGTTGGAGTCCACACTGCAGTTATTGTATTATTTGCTTGGGAGGCAGAAACAGAAAAAGGAATGTCAGGTATGTCAGCAAGTGGAAGCCTGTACTTTGTTGACCAATGAGAAGATCTATTTTTATCTTCTGAGACAATCCTAAATCTTACCACATAGTTCTCATTTATTCCAGATCTTTGTGGTAAAGATGATTTTAAAATAATTACCTTTTTAATTCCAGAATCTGCTGTTGCCATTACTGAACATCCATTGCAAATCTAAACTCAATATAGTTTGTAGTGTTTGCTAATTTTACGATAGGCTCAGCGTCAGTATTTTTAATAACCGAATAACCAGTCATTCCATATAGTGGATTTGCAGAACTATTATTTTCTAATCTAATAGCATCTAGGCATACATAAAAGTTTTCAGATACTGCAGAGTTGTCAGTAACGCATGTATATATTTTAACAACATCTACTTGGCTCCAAGTAAAGCCAGTGCTTTTGTATAGTTCTTGGAGTTGTTTAGTTGCAACAATATATCTATTATTAATAAAGTCATGCTGTCCTACTTCAGTTCCATTATTAAGATTGACCTGGAACCTTGCCCACTCTCCAGTACCGTGAATATCTGATGATGCAAATTCAACTAGGATCTTAACATTATCTGGTGCAGCGTCTGACTCTCCATTTTTATTAATAACAGTAAAGGCTAACTTGATCTCATCTGTTGGAGCATTTCTGTTAAAATCTAGATTTGCTCCAGTTAGGTGTAGATGCTCTGATGTAGGATTTACAACTAGGTTGTTGTTGGCATCTACTGTTAAAGTTGAAACGTCTCCTCTTGATACAACAATATTATTAAAGAATCTGCATCTTTCATATCTTAGTCTTCGCTCTTCATTAGTAAAAATTCTGTTATCTGCGTTTGTTTGAAAAACTTTTTGTGTTCTATTTATTACGTTATTTTTTAAATCTCCGTCTAATGGCTCATATATAATTGGTATAGATGTAGCAGCAGTAGAGGTGTGATACTCCCAGTTTTCATCCTGTGTGAATGCATATATTGACTTACTATCATATGCTCCTGCAGAGGTGTTTGATCCCGCTGAAAATACACCAACCTCAGTTATCTCATATCTTTCTTCGCTGGGAAGTTCTGCTGTTAATACAAGTTTTGTTATATTGTCTTCTGAAACATATCCACGAGATATGATTGGAACACGGAACATCTCAAAGTCAAGTCTTTCATTGCTAGAGTAATTCCCAAGAACACCGTCAGAATTAAGTGGTTTTGCACCGCAGCCCAAGGCTATGTATGAGGCATAGGCTGGAGCCTGTCCCAATAAGTATTTTGCTAAAATATTTTTTCCAGTATTAGTAATCATTGTTCCACCCCGTATATTGTATCATTATAAAATGATCCAGAATTAAGTATCTGAACCTCTACTTGTTCATCTTCATCTAAATTAATAACATTTATTATTAGATTTCCAGTTTCTTCTTCTATGTATACCGTCTCACCATTAGGACCTGTCCCAACAGATGGTATTTTTTTATCAAAGATTATTGGAAACTTCTTAAAATAACTTTCTGAGGTATCTTGTAGTGACATTATATTTTGTGGATTATACTGATAGTTTAAACTTGTTAGATTTTTTATTGGCTGATAGATAACGCTCTGACCATTAATAATATCTGATCTTGATATATTGATTATTTCCTGACCACCAATATCTTCAAAGATTAGATCTGTCATAATCTCAATTGGCATTGACTCATCAGTTATTAATATAATATCTTTTGATGCAGCAAGAACGCCAGTCGATGCCGTTGATGGGGTTGAGGCTGGAAGGTTTGGTAATGCGTCAACCATTTTAAACCTCACTCAGATAAACAGTCATATCTGGTCCTTCTGAATTTTTAACATACTCTATATTATATACTACAAAGCGATCTTTAGACTCTGATACCTGGTTTACACCAAGATTGTCTGTGTAGTCAACGGTAACAATATCACCAAGTTGCAGTGTTGGTACAGCAAATATCTTTAGACCTATCGATCTTCTAGGCTTAACCACCTTATTTACAATCCACTCCATCAAACTGTTTGCATCGTCTTGAGTTTGTATGTATGGTGTCTGTAAAGAAAAGTCTTTTTTACCATATGTCATTCTGCTAACCTTAATGTCTTTAAAATCATTGTCGTATTTTATTGGTGATTTTATTAGGCTAGAGCCAGATATGTCTGGATTAGAAAAGTCACTGTTTTTATTAAAGAACTCATCCATAGTTAATTCATGTTGGGATTCTTGAGTAAAAGTTACCCCTTGAATTCTTAAATAGTTACCAGTTGTTTCGTCTAGGCTAAGGGCTGTGTCTGTAGCATTAAATATTAAAAACTCTGCACCGTAAGATCCTGCTCTAAATCCAGAAACTGTGTATCCCTTAATTCTATTAAAGGTTGGTGATAGTTTTGCATAAAGTGCTGGATAGGCTTTGTCATATCTTACATTAAAATATGCTGCCTCTCTCATAATTGATCCAAATTCTTCAAAATACATATTGTATGCTGGTGGCTCTGACGGACTTATTCCTGAAAGATATGTTGACTGAACTATTCCACTCATTGCATATTTCCTAAACGATTCATTAGCATCAATCTCTTGATCGTCCACAGAAGACATGACTGGCGTATCTAATGCAAAGGTGGTATTTTGAGTATAGTTATTTGTAAGTGCATATAAATTTTCAAACATACATCTTGCAGAGCCTCTAACAAACATTGCCATATTGTTATAAATTGGAAGCGGGGCCTTGTCGTCAACCGTTGCAACTAGCCTATTATTTATGTAAAGAAAGAATCTTCTTATATTTCCAATGTCTTGATACTCTACAGCAAGATCATACACTGTTGGATTTTCTTCTCCAACCATTCTATACTGACCAGTAAATTTTCCATCATCGACAATTATGTTTGTTAGCCCACCCCACAATTTTAATGGAATAGCCTTTGATGTAGCCGAGTCTCTCATTACTTTATAGAAAATAACATTGTCTAAATTTTCTGCAGAATCACTATAACTACTTACATTGTTTTCAGTCAGTGCAAGTATCTCAAAGTAGTAGCCAACATTTGTTTCTGGATTAAGCATTACTGCAAGACCACCAGATCCTGCACTAATATTAATATTTTGTTCTGGTGAGTTACCAGTTACAACAAAGTAGGTTTCACTGCCTATTGGCGTTTGTCCACGGTTTGCATTGTTTTCAATCTTTCCAACAATTCTCATTCTTGTTCCAAAATGTTTAAACTTGTTATTTAACTTTTTGTGCACATAAGACACAAAGTCAATACCTTTGTCAGTGGTAGT